TTTAAATTTACAAATATTATTATATAATAAAACAGTAGAAAATTCAACTATTTTTCTAAAGCATAGTAGGTTCGAAGAAATCTGTAAATGTTTATATAATTTTTCAAAAACCTTTGATATTATACCTTGTCAAAAATTATTAAAACTAATCTCTGCAGATATAAAAACTCTTGAGTACATATCAGGAAGAAGAACCTAAAAAGTACAATATATAATATGTATTATTAATATATTAATATATTATTATTTATATATTGTACTTTTTCAAGAAAAACATGATTAAATTACAATAAAAAAATAGCTAAATTATTATTGAATATTTATGTTAATAAATATCATTTACTGATACTGTTATAGTTTGTTAGTAAAGGGTGTATATAAATAATGAACGAAATTAAAAAAGAAGATTTAATTTTTACAGATACCGCAGAAAATATAAAAAATAATGATGCAATATTAGGTACTCTTGAATAAAATTTAAAAATTGTATAAATTATTACTCTGGAGATTGGTTATTGGTCTTGGCGGGCCCGCCAATTAGCCAGGGTCAATAACTAATCGAAGGAGAATTTAACATGTATGGATATATTTATAAAATCACAAATTTAGTTAATAATAAAATTTATATTGGAAAAACGACTAAATCTATTGAAGAAAGATTTAAAAATCATATAAAAGCATCAATGTTAGAAGCTGATAATTCTCATCTTCATGCAGCAATTAAAAAATATACTCCAGAAAATTTTAAGGTAGAGGAAATTGATTTTGCTGATTCTTTACATGAGTTAAATGAAAAAGAAAAATATTGGATAAAATTTTATTCTTCTCAGGATATAAATATTGGTTATAATATTGCTAACGGCGGAGATGGCGGAGATACATTTAATCAACTTAGTAAAGAAAAGCAAGAAGAAAAAAGAAATAAACATTCTTTAAATACTTCTAACAAAATTTGGATAACTAATGGAATAGATACAAAGTACATAAATAAAGATGCTCCTATTCCTGAAGGTTTTTATCCTGGTAGAACTTTTAATACATCTAATATTGGAAAATATAAAAGAACGGAAGAACATATAAAAATTTATAAAGCCAGGCCAAAAAGAACAGGTTTTCATCATTCAGATGAAACTAAACAAAAATTAAGAGATGCTAATTTAGGTAAGAAGTATTCTACTGAAATAAATAAGAAAAAAGGAAGGCCGAAATCAGGCGCGTTAAATCCTGCATTCGGTGTTCATTATAAATGGTTAACTAACGGTATTGAAGATATCAGGTTATATGAAGATAAATATTGTGAGTTAGATTCTTTTCTCTCTAATGGCTATAGAATAGGGAGAAGTAATAAATCTTTATTTGGAAATAACAAGGTTGGGGATGAAAATAATGCTTGAAAGTATTTCTTCTAATGGTGCTTTTGAATATGAAAAATTATCTCAAGAAGAACAGCAGAGACGGGGTATTCTCGGAAGACTTGTAGGAGTTATGGCAGATTCAAAGAACCCCACTCGTAATGGAAGAAAATATAGTGCTGAGTTATGGGAAAAAGTTTTTAATAATCCCATAATGAAAGAAAAAATAGAAAATAGGGTGTGTTTTGGAGAAGCATGTCATCCTACTGATGGTAGAGAAGAAGTTGATCCTGAAAAGGTTGCTATTTGTTTAGCTGAGGTACCTAAAATAAACGATAAAGGTCAACTTATAGGCGTTTTTGATGTTTTAAACACCCCTTGTGGTAGAATATTAAAAACTATGCTGGATTATGGTGCTAATATAGGAGTTAGTTCCAGAGGTAGTGGTGATGTTGATGTTGATTTTACAGGTGAAGAATCTGTAAATCCTGATACCTATGATTGTATATGTTGGGATGCAGTATTTATTCCTGCAGTAAAGGAAGCCCGACTTAAACTTGTAACTGAGTCTTTACAAGGTAAAACTTTAAAACAGGCTTTAACTGAATCAATAAACTCTGCATCTAATGAAGATAAAAAGGTTATTATTGAAACACTTAAAGATATGAATATTAAATTAGATGAAGATACTTCTTTTGATTATATGATGCTATCACGATTAAAATCAGATTGTGATTATGTTCTTAAAACATTAAAAAATCAGCGAAAAGAATATCCAGATCAATTTATTGATGATAATAGATTAAATGATATTGAACATGGGTTATGGGCAAAAGATATTGATAAGCATATTGATTATATGCTTTCTATCTATGATAAACTAAAAGAAAAACCTGAATGGATTTCAAGAGATGATATCGAAAATTATAGACTCCAACTACATAATTATGTAGATGGTATAGATAAAGATTCTAATGAATTGGCAGTTGATAATACCAAGGCCGAGTTAAAAGAAATGCAAAGGGTTTTAAAAGAGAATAAAGAATTAGCAATTACAATTACTTCTTTACAAGAAAAGTTATCAGTTAGCTATGCTAAAGAAGCTAAAGCAAATGAAGATTTGGAACGCTATTCTAAAAAATTAAAATCCCTTGTTTTAGAATCCAAACGAAACAAACAGTTATCTAATCGTTTCAATGAATTAACCGAAGAATTAAATACGGTTAAGAATCAGCTTGATATTGAAACAAAGAAAACAAATAGATATAAAAATATATCTAATAACTTACGCAATCAGCATGAAGAATTATTAAATAAGTATAATAAAGAAACAGCTCTTGTAGAACAGTTAAAGCAGAATATTTCTGGTAACGAGAAGAGAAACACTTTATTAAAAGAAAATTTAAATAGAAATATTGCTGATTTAGAAAACAATTTAGAAATTAAACAGAAAGAATATTCTAAAAAACTATCAAATGCTAACAAATTAGTGGAAAACTATAAAGGAATTGCAAATAAAGCTGTTGATAAGTACATTGAACTTCAGGCAAGAATGCTTGGAATAAATTTCAATGAAATTAAGAACAAACTTTCTGAAAATTATTCATTTAATGAAATTGATTCGGTATGTGAAGAGTTAAGAAAATATAAATTAAACATTTCAAACTTACCATTTAAAACTGGCTCAACATTAAATGAGGAAATGAAAATAAAACCTATTTCAAATCATAAAGAATCTATATTACCGGCTACAGATTCTTCAGATGAAGTAGATGATCAACTAAGAGCCTTAGCCGGACTTTAATTTTTATTTTTAATATATAAAGGAGAAAATATAATGAATCTTTTAGAAGCATATAAGAAGAGATTATCTATCTCTGAATCAATTTATGGTCGCGCACATAATGGCGAGAAAATGGACAATCATAGAAAACTTTTAGTTGCTAAAGTACTTCAAAATACAAATGCCTTCCTCACAGAGGCCTTTGATACCGCTTCAGCAACTCAAAGATCAGATATGGGGCTGTTCAAGAAATTCTGCTTAAATTTGACTACAGTAGCACTTCCCAACTTAATCGCTAATGATTTAGTTATAGTACACCCAATGTCTTCAATGAGTGGATATATCACTTATCTGAACTACTCCGCTGGTAAGACAAAGGGAGATATTGAGCAAGGTGACTTATTCAATAATCCTTTCCAGTTAGGTGATTACAAATCTGGCAATTATACTGCAAATGCAGTATCAGAAGTTGTTGCAGATGCATCAGCAGCTTATCAGCCAATGTGGATCCCTGTTTTAACTGGAACATTCCATACAATTGTTGTTGATGGAACAGAAGTTGAATTCGATCCTCGTGCCAATTATACAGCAGAACAATTAGCAACACAGACCACAAAAGATGTTAAAATTAATACTGCCGGCGTAATTACATTCGCAAATTTAGTTGATGGTAAAGTGCCAGCAGCAAGTTTAACCGCAAATTGCACTGTTGCTTATAAATACGACAACATAGTTATACCTCAAAACGATTTACCAACACTGAAAGCAGAAATGAAGAGTATTCCTCTGATTGCTCGTGCAAGAAGAATTGCTGTATATTATTCACAAATAGCCGCTTTCCAGGCCAAAACTGATTATGGATTCGACCTCGGCGACTCCCTGGCAGAACAGGCTGTTGGACAATTATCCTATGAGATAGATACAGAGGTAGTAAATCTCTTAAATGAAACTGCTGTTACAAATACTACTCCAGAAGAAGCTACTGCTCTTACTTGGAGTCGTACATTACCTATTGGCGTAAGCAAGCAAGAGCACTACGCAGGATTCACAGAAGTAGTTGAAAGAGCTCGTGAGTTTATTTATAATAAGACAAAGCGATTTGCCCCGAACTATATGATAATCTCTTCAAGC